TCAAATAACATTATTTCTACCCCCCCCCGCGCGAATAGGCGATATGGCGCACAATCGTTTAACCACGTCATTGGTAACAATAATGCGAATGGTTTGCCTATATTTATTATCTTTTCGACCAATTTTGCTTTGTTATGAAATGGCGGATTTGAAACAATCAAATCAAATTCGGGTAATGGTTTGGCAAATAAACCATCGTCAAAATCATAAAAATTTTGTCCATCGTCTTTGTGCGAATAAATCACTTTGTGGCCGGCGGCGGTTAAAACTTTAACATATTCTGATTCTTCGGTATCAAACGGACACCAAATTGTTTTACCCAAAAACGGCTGTAAATATTTAACCAATGGCCATATTGCACATGCCGGCGTATAACATTCATCGTTTATATGTAAAGTTTCATAAACCCGCTTCGCCATTGTTTTCAACCTTGAATTCTATTCCGTCTTGATTTATTGCAACGCCGCCGAATGTATCAATAAATCGGCGAATTATCACATCGCAGTATTTTGGATCCAATTCTGCCATCCGGCATGTCCGATTTGTTTTTTCACATGCAATCATGGTTGAACCCGAACCCCCAAATGGATCTAGGACAATTTGGCCGCGCAACGATGAATTTAATATCTGCCTTTCAATCAATGCCACCGGTTTCATTGTTGGGTGCAATTGGTTGTCTTTTGGTTTATCAAATTCCAATACTGTCGATTGATTGCGGTCGCCGCACCAAAAATGCGGTCCGCCGTCTTTCCATCCGTATAAACACGGTTCATGTTTCCACTGATAATCTTGCCGCCCCATAACAAATGAATTTTTAACCCAAACCAAACATTCGCGGATTTTCCATCCGATATTTTTACATGCCGCCCGGAAATTAAATCCTTCCAGGTCTGCATGCCAAATATAAAATGGCGCACCCGGTTTCAAAACCGCGTTTGCCGCCCGCATTGCATTTGTTAAAAATGTCAAAAATTTGGCATCGGCCATGTGGTCATTCATAATTTTTAACCCGGCACTGTTTTCAATATCGACATTATATGGTGGGTCGGTTACCATCATATCCGCCAATTCGCCATCCATTAATTTTTTCAAATCGTCCGCTGATGTACTATCGCCGCAAATCAATTTATGATAACAATGTAATTTATGCCGGCCGATTGTCCAAACATCGCCGGCTTTGGTTTGTGGTTTTTCTGGCGTTGCCGGCACGCTGTCCATTTGTTCTTGAATTTCGTCCGGCTGTTGTTCCGCCTGTTCGTCAAAAATATCACTGATCTCTTTTTCGGTAAAACCGGTTAAATCCAAATCGGCGTTCATATCGCGCAATTGGTCAATCTTGATACATAATTTATCAATGTTCCAAATAGACATTTCGCCGGATTTGTTATCAAAAATTTGCAATTGGATTTTTTCTGCGGGGGTTAATCCGGTCAAAACAATGCATGGCACGCGATCTAATTTTAATTTTTGTGCCGCCATCAACCGACCATGCCCGGCAATCACAACATTATTTTCATCAACAATAATCGGGTTGGTCCATGCGGTTTCCATTGACCGACATAATTTTTCAATCTGTTCGGCCGAATGGTCTTTGGGATTTTCTGGGTCTGGTTTAATATCAGCCACATTCAAAATCACAATTTCCAAAGTTTCCAGTTGTTTTTGTATTTTTTCCGAAACATTTTCCATTTTATTTTTCCTTTTTCTTGTCAACCTGTCAACCTATACCACAACCATTTGTCAACCTACTTTTTTTACCCCACTAACTAGAATTTCATCGCGCCTCGCGTGACCCGCAGTGGTTTTAACGCTGGACAGAACCTATGGTCGCACAGGTGCCGTTTTCCGCGTGTTCTGGGGGCTATACTTTGGCGGTCGCCATGGCATCTGTCATCGCCCGGTCAAACAATTCATCAAACATGCTGTTGACCGTGTCTTCCACCACCTTAACAAAATTGAATTTGGGGTTGATTTGGACCGCTTCAACCAAAACATATAACGCCCGGTAATCATTCGGGCCGTTTCCGTATCGCTGAAACAGGACAGATTTGCCGTTTGCTTTGCCGGGCAGGATAAATACCCGGTTTTTAATTGGGTTATTCAATAAATGTTGCGCATTTGGTCTTAATACGCCGTTGCCGCCGTATGAAACATTATTCATAATCGGAATTGCAATGTATTTAATCTTGTTGCCGCGGTCATTTTGCATCGTGACATATTCCGGGGTACGGCTTGAAGATAAATCGTCCGTCTGTTGTGCGACCTGCCAAGATGGCGTTGCGATTTTAACTTTCATATCCGCCAATGGAACTTTCTTTGAAATCTGTGTGCTGAAATATGCCGCCGCATCGGTTACATATTGTGGCCCAGCACCGATTGAACCGGTCTTGTATCGGCGCGACCATGCGGAACGAATATTGAATTTGGTGCCGGCGACATTTACCATTCGCGCGCCTATCATTTGACCCAGTTTATTCATTGCCACCGACATCGCGTATGGCACTTGGTTCCAAGATAAATCGTCAATGTATTTCGATAAATCCGGTCCCTTAATTGTGATGTTTAATAATTGTTCTGCCATTATTTCCACCCCATCTTGTTGTAAAATTCGTCCATGTGTTTGAAATCCGCCGCCGGATCATAGTCGATATATTCGGTTATGCCGATTTTCTTGCACAATTCGCCCCAGATTGCGTGTTGTTCGTCCAGGGTTGAATTACCTTTGCGGATTTGTTGATATGCATCACGCCGCCACCATTGGCGCACAAATTCGCGTTCCACCGCCGCAATATTACCACCATCGCCCAGAAAATAAATTGCCCGCGCCATTTCATCGCCACAGGCCGCCGCCGCGCGAATGTTTAATAAAATCATGTAATCCGCGGGCTTTTGCTCAAAATGTTTATCCATGGCGTTGCATAATACGCCGGTCCATGTGCTGTTTTGGTTGCGGAATTGTAAATTGTGCCGGGTCCAGATTTCGCACCCCTTGACCCCCAGTGCCGGCATTGTGATTATTTTTTCGTCTGGTTCGGCTGGTTTTTGTTCGGCGGGCTTGTATTCGGATTCGTACCCGCGGTTTTCCAGCCACCGATACAAATATTGCACCATGCCTTTGTCGGCTACTTCGGCAGAATTGATATATTCGGGTAATTTGCCAAGTATTTGTTCCGGGTTAATCCGGTCGGCACAAACGATATGTATGAAACTGTCGTATGCCTGCTGTTTGGATCCACGTCTTTGTTTGGGGTATTGATCCCATAATTTGTCAAACATTTCATCGACCCGCGCGCGCGATGGAAGAAAATATTTTTTAATACTTTGTTTTTCATCATATAATGGACCCGACATTTTTGTCACCGCCCCGGTGTCATTTTTGTCACCACCCCCCCGGATTTTTTGTCCAATTTTCCAATCATCCGCCAGTGTGATTTTGCGTTCATTTTGTTTGCCGGATTCTGTTATAACTTCGCGATTGATATATCCAAATTCTTCCAACATAGCCAGCGCACGCTGTAATGTTCTTTCGCCCATACCGGGCAATTTTTGTAATAAATAATCATTACTGGCAAAACATATTCCGGTTTTATGTGTCAAATTATCAATCGTGCCATAAACTTGGCGTGCGGTTGCGGTCAACCGGATGTCGTCCAAGATAAATGACGGCTGGACAATATAATATGAACTGCGTTTTCGTACCATGTTTTGACCCTGTTGTTATAAATCAACCCATATTTGACCCTGTGGTTGTTTTATTATCAGTTTGCATTCCAGTAATTGCTGGTATGCGGTTTGGACATCTGCCGCCGGCAAATGTAATTCTGTTGCGAAATAATCGGGGTTATCGTCCATCATTTGATTTTCATCAACACATGCTGTCATTTCGCAAAATATTAATCGTGCCGTTGCCGATAATCGTTTGTCGTATCGGATCTTTGGTAATAAAACGGCGTTGTACATTGCATCTATCATTTTGATACCTTTTGTACTGATTGTTCCCAGTTATCCACTGGCGCGATATTAAATGCGCTACTTAAACATTCGAAATCGCCGTTGCCGTTAGATACCCAAGTTTCATGAACAATGCCTTTGTGTGGTTTATTTTCGTACCAATACCACGTTCCATCGGCATCCATCGCAACAAAACCGCGTTTCAAATACCGAAATAATTGTGTAATTTTAATCTTCGTCATCGTCCATCCCATCGGTTGTGTTGAAATATGCCCGCAGGGCTTTTTTGCCGTCCAGGCGGTCCAAATCGTTTTCCACGCAGTGATTCACGATTTCCAAAATCTTTTTGCCATCCCAATTCATTAAATTGCACCAAAATTGGTATTCTTTGTTGTGTTCTTGGAAAAATCGGGTGGCGGTTTGTTTGTTGATTTGATTCCGGGGGTGGTAATAAACCCGACCATTGTTGCTTGTGTGTCGGTGTAGTCCGACAGATAATGGATTGTGGATATTATGCGGCCGCAACATATCGCATAAATACGATACAAATAATCTTTGTGCTAATGCTGTGTATCCACCGATCATTTTGCAATATATCCCCCCGGATGTGTTTGTATTTTTTTATCCAGTACCCATCCCAATAATTTGATTTGTTCCAATAATTCGTTGCGCATCGGGTGGTGGCACGGCAAAGTGTCGTATAATTCCATCTTTTCGCGCATCTTGGATTCAATTTCATGGGCGGTTTTCATTTGCTGGCCTTTGGTTAATGGTTGGAATAATTGCGTATTTCGCGCGTTCTGTGGGCGAATCAATCACGCACGCCAACGCATTGGCGGCTTTTTTATATGACAAACAACGCCCGACAACGTGGTTATTCGCGCGTAAAATTATTGCGTACTCTTTCATGTTGACCCCGTTTTGGTATGTAAAATACAGCGCGGTTCTTGACCGTTTTATATTTCACATGTTTGTTTTCTGCGGGTTGTCCCGCGTTTTTTCTGCCGCGCCGCCGTCATTTCAGATTCTTGAATTCTCTCTTACTTTGCGGACCGGGTTGGCCGAAACCTGTTTATCCGAAATCAAATTGCATTTGCACGCCGATGGCGTTGCAATACATTTTCAATACTTCGTTATGTTCGGAAATCTTGTCTGGATCAATGGCACGCAATTTAATGATTTTCTTGATATATTTTGGTTCATAACCGGCTGATTTTGCCTCATTATAAATGGCGGACATATCTTTGTTGATTGCATCGTGTTGTTCGTGCAGGCGTTCCAGCCGTTCAACAAATCCGCGCAACATTTCGCCGTCTATTTTGCCATGATTGGGATTTATGCGTGTCATAACCTTTCCTTTGTTACAATTCGTTTCAAGTGTAAATTATAAGGCACAAAAAGTCAAGTGAATTGTGTAAATTATAAATCGCACAACAGATAAAAATAAAAATTAATGCCGAAAAATCCGGCATTATAAAAATTTAAACCAATTCGTTAAAATTTTCGTTTTAATTGCTGTTTTTAATGAATTCATCCAGCGCAGAAATCGGCATTTTATCAACCATGTCGGATATTTTCTTTTTTACAATTCGCTTTTTTACCCGGCGGTTTTGTGAAAACCCGATTTGTTCCAACCAATCAACAATATTTATTTCGTGTCCGTTTTCGTATAATCGGCGGATGTTTTCCAATTTGAATGACCGTTGGGATTGGCGCAAATGACAATATGCTTCGATAACCAATCCGCCCCATGCAGTTCTGATAATTTGTGCGGTAATTTTGCGCCGCGTTATATCGCCAGACACATCTTGGTATTCAATTTCAATTTCGCGATCCGGTTTTATATCAAATCGTATTGCTTCGCCGTTTGATTTGCCCATCGCAACAAATGAATCAGTGTTTGTTGGTATGGCATTTTTGATTTTCTTTTGTCTTGGGGTTGGCGTTTTGGCGTTTTTTGATACCGCTGGTTTATCTGGCAGGTTTTTAACATATTCTGACATAATTCCGTAAAAAACACATAATACCAAAAAAATGATTCCAATCCACATTATAACGATCCTTTGGTTGTCAGTTATAAAATTTTTCTTTACCACTTAAACAATTGTTCCGGTATAATATGCCGCTATCGCCAACATTACCAGCGCAATCAAAGTAAAATTAACATAAACAATATTGCCAACCGTCCGTGCTATGCGGCCTTTGATTGTGGTTTGTTTTTTTCCCGGATTTGCATTTTTACATAAACAATCGCTTCCATTTTCTGGTATTCGGATAAATCATTCCATATTCGCGACATTTCCATGTCGGCATCGGTGCGGTCATAAATTAAATCTTCAATCCGGACATTTAATCCGCGGGCGAATTTGTCCAACGTATCCAATTGGGGTGCGGTTTTGATTTTTAACATGTGTCCCAATTGCGCCCGATTATTAAATTTGCATCTGCGACATATTTCAGAATCTGATAATGGGCCGGTTTTACTGGCGATTTGTCGTATGCGGTTTACAATTTGTTCGTTTTTTACCATTTGTTTTTACCTTTATTTTTTATTTTACCATGTTTTCCCCCTTTCTTTCAGTGGTTTATGATTTACATAAATCGCTTGACTTTGTGTGCCTTATAATTTACACTTTGATTCGGACAATGAAAAAAGGGTGGAAATGCCAACGATGATCGATCCGGGTTTGAAACAAAGAATTCTGAATGTCATTCTTGGCACTGTGGCGCAATCTGAAAATCGTAATGATTTATGGAAGTTATCGGATGAAATTGCGTTAAATGTCACGGTCTTTGTTCAAGATCGGGACGTAAAAACCCAGGCCAGTGTTGCCAATACCAACCCAAAGCGTGAACGGGTTAATTTGGCCGCGAAACTGGCTATTGTAAAACCGGTTGAAAAAGATGCGGTTCCAAATACAACAGCGGGGGCCGATGTATCGTCTGGCGCATTTTTTTCTGATTCTTTGAAGAATACCACCCAAAAAACAGCATTGCCACAAGAAAATTCAAACGGAACGCGGGCTTTTGTTGACCCGACTGATTCAAATTTGGAATCTGTCGCCGCGCCCGCGGATGTTCCGTCCGTTGCTATATCTGCCGAATTGGACAATTATTTATCAAAACATGATGGCGAACCTTTGCCAATTTCCGGCAACGATCCAATATCTACCGAAGCGCGCGGCGCATTATCAAAAATATTGAAAAAGAACGCGGAAATCCGCGAATGTTCCAAAATGGAACCCGCAGAAAACCGGAAATGTGCAAAAAATGCACATATATTGGACGATTTGGAATCGCCGGGTGGGTATTTTCCACCGGCTGGCGATGGTCCGGTGTGGATGGCAGAACAATTAAATTTGGCGGAATATTGGGTTTATGATTATTCCGCGCCTTGTACGACCCGGCATGGCAAAACCGGAAATCCGGCGGCACAAACTGAAATTTGGTTGGTGCATCGCCGTAAATATAAATTGGTCGTGGTCGATGTTGAATTTGATTCTTTGGATTCATTGCATGACTTTTTGGATCCGCGCAAAGAATTAGCACGCGAAAATAAAATCACGCCACTTGAAAAGATTGATGAAGAATTGGCGGGCAAAGAAGAAAAATTGCGCAACCAATGTCGCGCCGCCCGCAAACAAACACAATTTAACCGGTTTGTTGAATATTACCACCAATTTCATGGTGATGCTGCCAAAATTGCCAGCGCAATGGGCATCCAAAAACAATCGGTTTATGCGTATAAAAACAAAGCAAAAGATATGGGGGTATTGCAATGATTATCGGGTTTGTGATTTTTTGGGTTATTGCCGCGATTTATTGCGGCGCATCGGCATCGGTATTGCGTATAACCAATGTTTCATTGTTGGTTTTGGGGCTGTTTGCACCGGTGCTATGTTGGGTATTTTTGGGTTTGCGCTTAACACGGGGTATTAAAAAATGAATCAACCGTCATTATTTCCGGCGGATTTAACGCGCCCGATTTTGGATGTGTTGTTTAATCCGCGCCGTGTAATGGCACGCAAACGCAAAGAAAAGTTTGTGGGTGGGGTCAGGACCACCCACGAATAATCGGCGATGATTGTCCAAATCATTCTTTCTCCACTGAACGCCGATTATTTTGGGGGACAACATTGACACCCCCGCCAAGTTTTGGGGGCTGTGCCGCAGATGGTTAGCGGGCCGGTGTAGAAAGGCGTAATTTTCATATACACCGGCAGTCGTGGGTTCGATTCCCACCAGTCCCCCGCCACAATGTCCGTGCGGATGGCTATCAGTCCCCACGGACTCCAAAATCGGGACGGCGGCGTATTCACCGCTTTTCTGCATCTGCCGGTTGGTGTGTCCCAATAACCGGCAACCGGTGTCACGACCGGTTCTGTATGTTAAGGTGTGCAGTTACTCCATCGTGGCGATTGTGGCATGGTTTGGCATATACAAAGGTTTCCTTCCTTCTAAATTATGCCATGCCACAAATTTATGCGGGTTGCCAACCGGCATCGGGCCATGGATAACTGGTGTCGCGTTGGGATTGGGTTCTGAACGTGGGATAACTATTAAGGCCGTCCAACCCGCCCCCAATAATAATGCGGCGGGCATTCTTGGATCTCTCTCGTGTCCGCCGCGCCAAAACAAAGGGTCAAAAAATGAAAACTATGTTTGAAAAATGGGCTGAAAAATGCAACACGTATGCCCGCAAATGCAAATTCTGGTTGGGTATGTCGTTTGGGTGGTGTTTGGGTTATTATGCCCTTAAAATATTTAATCTTTCTGGCTGGGCAATTGGTTTCATATTCGTATTTACAATGGCGGCAATCCGTACGTTTCAATATGGCCGCATCGTTGATGGGGGTAAAAATCTATGAATACATTGCTTGATACAATTTTATTGGAACAACGGTCAGAAGTCGCCGAAAACATGGAACGGTTTGGTGGGTCTTTTATGCAAAATCTGGGGCGCGCATTGCAACATGCGGATATAGAAAATGTCCGCAAAATTTATCAAACATGGACCGATGAATGGATTATTTATCATGGGTTTTCAAAAACTTTAAGTAAGGTTGGATCAAAATGTACAGAAAAATAATATTTTGGTTTTGGATGTCTGTTATTTCGGCGGGTTTGATTGGTGGTTTGTTGGGTTTTGGTTTGGGGCGCGAAAAACCATTGGATCCGGACCCGGAACAATGTTTGTCGGTCTGTGTGGCCGAATTTGAACGCATGGGGTGTTGAAATATGGCGCACAGGGTCAAAAATATTAAACGATTTTTGATTATCCAGACAAATTTGGCCGAATTGTCGGCTATTGAAAATTTCATTTGTCCGGGCATCTGTGATTTTTGTAATAAACCACATTTTGACGGATATATTGTGCCGGTGCTGGGGCATTGGTGGTCTTGCCGCAAATGTTTGTCGGTATGGTTAAAACGCGCCGCACCGTTTCCCGAAGATGCCGAATTTGAACGGCTTTGTTTCAATGAATATAAATCGCGGTTCGCCGCAAAGGGTTTGTGGGGTGACAAAGATGAATAAATTTATTGTTTTGCATTGTTGGGACGATAACAAGGATTATTTGGCAAATGTATCAAACATTTGTTGGGCGCGCCAATTGGAAGACGGAAAAATCGAAATCAAATTCAACAATGGACCATCAAAGATATTTTTTAACAACGGCTTGGAATTAACCGAAATGTTGGTTGGGCGGCCATGGTATATCAACATATTTAATGCGGTCCGGTGGTTGTTTCGCAAAAAACACCAAGACCGCGCAATACAAAAATATTTAAAGGGTGAATAAATGAAAATCATTATCGAAGATGGTAAGAAAAAAACCGAAATTATCGCAACCCCGGTTGTAGAAAATGGTAAATCCGGCGAAAAAGTCAAAATTGATTTTACGCCCGCATTAAATATGACATCAAAACGCAACCGCCGTGATGCAGAATTGGGACTTGCGATAATGAATGCTTTATGGGGACCAGAACAAAGGGCGACAAATGATTAAAATAAAACAACAATCTTTGATGGCAAATCCATTAGGTTTTGCGGGCGCACTGATGGCGGTGTCATCCGGGTGCAGTCGCGCATGGTGGGCGGGCGACCAACAATACAGTATTTTGAAAATGCCGTATGGTTTGTCTATTCAAATTCGCAAACCTGCCAAAAGTGTCACCCAATTCGGCATTGATATTGCCGAAATCGCCATGCAATTAATGCCGGGCGTGCCGTATCAAATCGAACAAGATGGCGATATGGTGCGTGTTATCAATTTGGAAACCAAAGGGTCTGAAAATGGCAAATGAAAAATCGGTTGATGTGGATATTTATATTCCGTTCATGAAATCGCTGATTGAAAAATATGGCAATTTCAAAATCAGTTCTGAAATGCATAACGCAATAATCTTAAAACTTGCCGAAATATGCGAAATGGTCAGATTTGCCCCACGCGAACAAAGGACAAACAACCAATGAAATTATTGTTGATCTTGGTGACTTTAATCTTGGCGGGGTGCGAACCGGTGGATGGATTTGTCAATTATAACATATTGGAACAAATGGGGGTTATGTAATGAAAACATTACATTTGGTTTTGGCGGGCAAATGGTATGATTTAATTGATTGTGGTGCAAAAACATCTGAATTTCGCGCCTGTACGCCGTATTGGAATCACAGGTTTACCGGCAAAAAAGATTCAACCGATATTCATTTGCGCCAATTTGTTTATGACACGGTTGTATTTCATCGTGGATATACCAATAAAACAATGAAATTTCAAATTAATTCAATCCAAATCTTAAACAGTCCGTTTAATGATTTGCATTTGGATAAATGTTGGGAAATTAAATTGGGCCAACGATTGGCTTGATTTTATATGGCAAAGGTGGCACAGTGATGATGAAACTTGAACGCAAATTGACAAGAATGGCCAGCGCAAATGGTTATTCTGTATCGGATACCGAATTGTATTCGGCATCTGGTCATCTTGTCCGCTTTTTGCGCGCTGTAACCGAATTAAAAAAAGAACATGACGACAAAATGCGTGATTTTGGCTCGGATCAGTTCCGAAAAACAAGACAAAGAATACTCTCTGCCGGCGCAGGTATCTCGCCTGTCCGATTATGCGACACGCCGGCAAATGACCGTATTGCGTGAATTTGTTTTGGTTGAATCTTCCACAACCGGGGATCGTAAAAAGTTTTTGGAATGTCTGAATTATTGTGTGGCAAATCATGCCGCATTGCTGATTGATACAATTGATCGCGCCCAACGTTCATTTATGGAAATTCCGCTTTTGGAAAAATACCGCCGCGCGGGCGAATTGGAAATCCATTTTTGTCGTGAAAATATCGTGATAAATGCCGAAAGTTCGGGTACCGAAATTATCATGTGGCACCAGGGTGTTTTAATGGCAGAATCATACAGTTTGCATTTCAAAGAAAATGTCAAACGGTCAATTTCGGTCAAAGTCGCCCGGGGCGAATATCCGGGGCGGGGTCCGTTGGGTTATAAAAATATCCGCACCGCTGATAATCGGTCTGATATTGTGCCGGATAATAATGCTGATTTGGTGTGCCAATTGTTCGCAAAATATGCATCTGGGGACGTTTCATTGTCCGGGCTGGTTGATTATGCGTATAATCTTGGTTTGCGCACTGAAACAGGTGGAAAATTGGCAAAATCGCATATTCATAAAATAATTTCAAATCCGTTTTATTATGGCGTGGCCCGGTGGGGTAAATATACATTTCCGCATCGGTATGCGCCATTGATTGAAAAATCGGTTTGGGATAAATGCAATGCGCTTTTGTCGGGCAAAAATCAACACCGGGCGACCCGGTGGGGCAGTAAGGATTATTTATATCGTGGTTTGGTCCGTGATTTTTATTCGCGCCGCATTGTTACAACGGAACGCAAAAAGAATCGGTATAATTATTTAATGACTTGGGATGAATCGGGTCGGCATGTGGCGGTCAATGAAGATGTGGTCACCGCCCAGATTTATAAAATTCTGAAAATGATCCAAGTGCCACGCGATGTTATTGATGATGTTCGTGAATATCTGAAATCGGCCAAGGAAATAGAATCGGAATATGCCGCGCGCGCCATCGCAGAATTACAAAATGATTTGAATATTGCGGTCAAACGCCAATCTGCATTGGTTAATATGTATCTGGACGGAAAAATCGCGGATGATATGTATTCGGTCAAAGATGCTGAATTAAAAACCCAAATTGCCGATATTCAATCAAAGTTAAATGCCAATGTTTCCGCGGATTCTGGGGTAAATGATACAATCGTTCAGATATTTTCCGCCGCATCGTGCGCGGCCGATTTGTTTATAGAAAGTTCGGAAGTTACCCCAAAGCGCGATATTCTAAAATCCATCTTCCGAACTCTTGAATTAAAAGACACAACCCTTTGTTATGACTTGAATTTTCCATTCAATTTATTCATAACAAAGGGCCAAAGAACTATATGGCGCGCCCTAGCGGACGATTTCCGAACTTTACATTATGAAAAACTGCGGAATTTGGCGGCAAATTGGAATTGGGCGTTGCCAATGGCGGCATAGTTTGTCTATACAGACCATTTTGCTGATGTCAGCAAAATGATATTTCGAATTTTGGGTGGGTTTGGGTGTTTTCCGAAATAATCGGAAATCTGGATTATTTCCATTTTGGAAATGGTTGCGGGTGTGATATAATATATTTAACCATTCTCTGAATCCCCCGCCGTGGTGGCGGGGTTTCATTTTAATTATATTTTTTGGCAAAATATTTACTTTGTGGGTGGAAAGTAAACTTTAATTATAAAAAAGTTTCCTTATTTTATGATCCGATTGTGACGAAAATATCGTTACAATCTTAACATATTTTCAAAATATGTTAAAATTTTGTGGTTTTTTCGTCATATTTGGGTCGAAATTTGTGATTTTTTCACAATATAAACCTAAAACAAGTTTATATTTTAATGAAATCGTTGTAAATTTCGTTGCAAAATGAAAATCGTAATGATTTTGTTTATAATAAAATATAACCTAAACCTGTTGTGTATAATAAAATGTAATCTGTTATACACAAAACCGGGGTTGCTGATTGCTATTTCAAACCAACAACCCGGCAATTTGACCGACCCGATGGCCAGTAAATCTGAAATTATCTTTTACATTATGCCGATGTAATGTAAATGATAATTTATATTATGCGAAAAACATTAACAATTCTTCGGCGCGGCGTTTTGCCAAACCTTTCAAGAATTTGCCGCCACCAGTTACCCAATCCCAATTTTTATAAACCATTTTCCAATCTTGCGCGATTATCGCTTTTTTCAAACCGGAACGGTCAAATGCGCCTTGGCCGATATTGTAAATCAATGATTGCAATGCTTCGGTTTGATTCTTGGTTAATCCGGCTGGAACTTTGATTTTGGTTTTTACATACCAATCCAACAAATCATCCGCCACCGCTTGGGTTATTTTATCGCCCTGTTTAACCGGTTTTCCGTCTTTGTATGTTGTGGATCCCCAACCGATTGTCCAAACGCCCGCCGGGCATTTATATGCCGTCAAACGGCAACCCTCGTATTTTTTAATCAAACCGTACATGTTCGCCCCCTGTGGTTAATATGACGGTGGCAATTTTTGCCACAGTGGCAGGTTTATATTTGTGCGATAACCATACTTTTTTGAGTCCATCGCACCAGACGTAATCGGGGGTCGGCTGTATGGTGCTGCAACCGTAATCGGTACCGTCCGACCAACCTGCCCACGCCATCATTTTGTTTTCTGATAATTAAATTGTATTTCGTCCGCAATAATATTATTTACGCAATAAATCACATTTTCCGGACGACTTTTGGGTGCGTTTTGCACATTTTCCGGACGATTATTTGAATATCTTGCGGGCAATGTATAATCCAATTGCCACAACCAACGCAAAAAATGCCCATTGCCAGCGCAATTTTTCCGAATTTAATGCGGCTTTTTGGGTGTCGCACATGGCTTTGATTGAATCAACCGTGCCATCGTGGGCCTTTAATTGTTCGTCAATGGCGGCGGTTTTGCATTCGGGCGGTAATGATTCACGAATTGCGACAATCTGTTGATGCGCGGTATCGGTTATCGTATCCACCGGATCGGCTTTTTTTGCGCATCCACATAATGATAAAATAATCAATAATATGGTAAATATTAATACTGCTTTGCAAATTATGCGTATTTTATTCATCTTTGACCCCTTTGGTTAATACAATATTCGGTAAATTGGCGGGCAACACATAGTTCGCATGGATCATATTCTGGTAATCCCTGTGTTAATGCCGCCAATAATAATTTCCGGTCCGCCGCTTTGATATTCCAATTCCGGTATGCATATCGGCATAAATCATATCGTAATTCGTACCATTGGCACGGATAATATGCGGCTTTGGCCCAATTAAACACCTTGATCGCCGGAAATATGTTTTGTGGCAGATTGTAAATATATGGTGGGCATACCGCCCGGGGCAAATAATGTTCGCGACTGCTTTTGCCCGGTGGTATTTCCAACCCAGATAAAATACAAACTGTCATTTGGCTTTTCCTTTCCGTCCCTTTGGTATTTTTACGCCAACGGATTCTTCGATCTTTTTCTTAAAATTCATTGTCAAAACATCGAATGCCCGCAATTTCGTTATATCGCGCAGATTTTCAAATATGCTGTATATTTCCAATCCGCAAAATACCGTAAATGCCATGCGCGCCAATTCCAATGTTCCGGCAACGTATGTCGGTAATACCATCATTTCGGCAACGTGCAGGGTTATTGCGGCCACAAAATATGTGATTATTTTTAATACCACGCGGGACAAGCGCGCAGATTCGCGCATCTGGCCCCGATATGGTGCCGCAATAAATCCGGTCAATGTATCAATCGTGATACAAAGCAACAATCCCAACATCGCCGTGTGAATATTTTGGGTAAATGAAACAATTGCGCCCCAAACCGCATATAATGCCTTGGACGATGTCCATGAAACCTTGTACATACCATCCCCCCATGGTTAAATGGTTTATTCTTTGATAAACAGTTTCACGAATGATAAAACCGATGCCAATGCCCCAAATCCGGCGGCGCAATATACGGAAATGTCCGCGCCCCAAATTGCCGCAACACCCGATACTGGTAAAACCAAATAATCGCATGTTTGGATCAATTTATCCAAGATTTCGGTTTTCGACATTTTTGTTTTTTGTTCTGCTTTTTTTGCCATTTTTACCCCCTTTGGTTTGGTTGTTTTGACCCTGTTAAATATCGAGGACGGGCGCCACGAAGTTGTTGTTGTTCTTGTTGTTGTTGTTCGTGCGACCGTTGTTGTTGACGTTCCAACCGTTGGTGGCGGAATTCTGCGAAGAAACAACAGTATCCCTTTTACAATTACGGTATCTGTTTCCAAATGCCGCAAACAATTTACTTTGGGCGCGCCAAAGTAAGGGAACAGATTTAACAAGGTTTTTGTTCAAAACCGTATCCGCCTGATTACAGATAAAAAATCTTTTTGCCGTCATTGTCATATATCAAATCCAACCTGTTTTTATCTAGAATTCTGGCGCAAAACGCGCGTATGTCGTACACCGAACCAACGCCCAGATAACTGTTTGCTGTGGCAAATAATTTTTGGCTGAAAATGTTTCTTTTGAATTTATTGGTCGAAACCTTAATTTTTTCAAAAGTCAAATTGGATGGTATTTTATAATGATAAAATAACCGCCCACCTAAAAATTTTACCCCCAGCCGTATCCGGTTTATGATGGTTTTGTCTTGGTTAATTTTTAACCCGCGGTTTTTTAACAACCACGCGTTTATTTTGGACACAATATTGTTCGCGACCTTTGAATCTGGTATCAGAATCAAAATGTCGTCAGCATATCTGTAATAATATTTCAATTTCAGATCGTGCTTGCAATACTGGTCCAATCCGTCAAGATAAATATTTGAAAAGAATTGACTGGTTAAATTACCAATCGGCAGTCCTTGCTTTTCATAATTATTATCAAATAATGATTTGTGGGATGGAACGCGCTTTAATAAATCCGGATGCACAATCCTTGGGTTTTTGGTTATATCGTGGAACATTACGGTTTTAACCAATTCGCCCAACAGGCAGTTTTCATCCACGCGTTGCCGCACAATATCCCATAAAATATCTTTTTTAATCGAAACAAAAAAACTTTTAATATCCAATTTGATATAAAATGCTTCGCCGGTAAAATTCTTGGTTATTGACCGGCATCCGCGGAATGCATCGCGAATACATTTTGTTGTGCCGCGCCCGCGGATACAAGAATACGATTGATCGATATAATGTTTTTCAAATTCGTTTTGTAATTCGTTGTGTATTAAATGATGAATAATACGGTCTTTGAATGGTGCCGCCCATATTTCGCGCAGGCGTGGTTTTAATACCGGAAAACATTTATAACGCCCCGGGCGCCATTTATACGCGTTTATTTCATCGGTTAATTTCATTAATTTTGGCACAAAATTTCGTTCAAATTCAATAGATGATAACGCATTGCGTTTGTGTCTGCGGCATTGCATGTATGCGTGCATAACATCGTCAAATGTAAAAAAATCTTTTTTAATCTTCTGACGGTTCATCATCTTGTTTTATCTCTTCATAATCGTCCTGTGTGCGCCCATCTTTTAAACTGATTGCGCCGTATGTAAGGCCGGTTTGTTTGTGTTTTAATACAAAACCATCAGCCGGATATAAAATATCTGTTAATTCGTTTTCATACATTTGGTGTTTTATTTGCATGGTTCTTCCCCTTGTTGTTTTTCGTTTTCGTGTTGAATAAATGACAACCAGTTTTCCGTCTGGGTTTTTATTGAAACAATTTTATTTATAATCATTTCAAAAATGCTTTGGGATACTTGGTTTATATCGCGCGCGACCCTAACTACAACAATTAAATTCATTATCTTGCGGTTGATAATTTTAATGTCGTTTTCTTTTTGTTGTGAATATCCCATGTCGTCAAGTGCCAAATAAATCGCAGAAACTAATTCTGAACCGCATTTACAAATTTCCGCGCCCAATTGGTATTTGTAAATTTTATTCATTCCTGCGGCGATCTGATTGCATAATGTAAGGCATTCGCGCCCGGCAATGGCAATTGGCTTTTTTTCGAATGCAAAAACTTTCTTTTTCTTGGCCGACATGTTTTAACCCTGTTTTATATTCTTATATGGGGCGCACCTAAGGGTGCGGCCCCACATAAGGCGTTAGACCGCAGTGTTTGGTATCTCGAGGACGGGCGCCACGAAGTAGTTGTAGTCCTTGCTGTAGTAGGTCGTGCGACCGTTGGTGGTGACGAGCCAACCGTTGGTGGCGGAATTCTGCGAAGATGACCAATAATTGGTACTGGTTGAAAGTACCAATGAAGAATATTGGCTTGCAGATGTGTCTGCCGCATTAACTTCTGTCATGAATTCCAAGATTTTTAACAATTCCATCAAAGTAGGAAGTTGACCTGCATATTGAACGCTGTCAACCGTAAATGTTTTTGACCGACAATGTGAAACCGCTGTGGATGTTAATTCACTGGCTGTTGCTTGGGCCAAGATTTTATCGCAATTGAATGTTGCTGTTTCCTTTGCACCATAAACTGATGGATTTGCGTATTGTGGCAAATCTGTAATGGCAACATTATCGGATAAATATTGTCCACTTGATAATCTGAATTGTGCATCCAGCGCAATAACCGCATATTCTGTATTATTGGCATCATAATGGAACCCAACAACCGTACCAATTTCATTGTTGCTGTCATCTTTGACACGATCCAATAATTTATATTTCATTGTTGGACCGCCACTGCCTTGGTATGTTCCTTGAACACCCAAAATTGATACGCCATTTTTAATATTCCCTGCCACAATGTTGGCATCAATTGCTGCTGTTACGGCAGATACGCTTACTGGGCCATATCCGTCTGTTCCACCAGATGGTGTAAATGTTTGGGCAGATGTTGATGGTGTAATGCTTAATGCATCAATCACTGGTGTACCACCACCTGTATAATCACCTATAACCCCCAAAATTTCAACGCCAGATTTAATATTGCCGGCGATAATGTTTGCATCGATGGCGGCGGTTACTGCGGCCACAGATACTTCGGTTATGCCGTTTTTGGGTGCGGTTGGTGTGATTGTTTGTGCCGATGTTGTCGGTGTTACGGAAACCGTTTCGCCATCAAGCACTGTTGCCGCGCCGGATACACCCAAAATCGTCACGCCGGATACAATGTTTGCGGCTGTGATATTTTCGTCAATCGTGTTATCAACCGCCGCAACCTTGACCGGTGCAAACCCATCAACGCCGGTTTCCGGTGTGATTGTTTGTGCCGATGTTGTCGGTGTTACATTTAACTCATTCACAACCGCTGGAATATCGCCCGGGCAATCCACAATAACTTTGCGGAAACCGTCATAGGTTGCATCTGGTTTATATTCGCCGTTTTCGGTAATGGTTTTTGTTTGTAAACGCGGTGGCTGTTGCTCGCGAATCAATCTTTTTAATGCCATTTTTACCCCCATTTGTTTTTTATAATTTTATTCGTGTTTTATTGCGGATTTTACGCAATAAAACGGTTTATCCGACCCATTCTTCAAATGTTAATGGGTTTTGTTCGTACCAAGTTTCACTTGATTCTGGGTAATCGCGCAGATACTGCATATATTCCAAAATTTGAATATATGTTTGTTCGTCATCGGTTGTCGCCATGCCCAATTCTTTTTGGTCCCGATAACGCGATACGCGCCATTCAATTTCGTTGATATATTGGTCACGAACCGCACGCACCATGGCTTTCTTTTCATCAACCGTTGGTTCGGGTTGCGCCGGGGCGTATCCGGCAACATACCATTTGCCATCGTATGCCTGTTCCACGTTCATAATTTCCATGCCGATTTCGACATAATATTCATCAGAACAACCAACACCGACTTGTACTTCGTGTGTTCTGTTATTAATGATTTTTGCATATTTGCGTTCTGCCATAATTTAACCCCTTTGTTTATGCTGTTCTGCGCCATACATTAACCACGTATGCCGGCGCGCGCACTGTCGCTGATTGTCCATAAACAGAATTTACACTGGATGCATTAGATGTGGTTAATGACCTGTTTTCTGTACGCGCTGAATTATTACTGCCGTCTTGTCTGTTATCAACATTAAGTGCCGCAGTAACGGTATGGTAATGGTCTGGGATTCCCGCGGCTACAGTATTTGTTGCGCTATATGTTTCAGAAGTTCCAACTAATGTACCACTCGCTAATAAATATCTGCCTTGAATTTTTGTCCAAGTGGTACCCGGCATAACTGATGCCATTGGGCAATTGTTTTGTGTTCCAATATAAATTGCGCCAACCGGATACATAATCGCCAAAACATCAGACACAAAATGATTATCCACATAATCTTTATTTACAATCTGGTTTACCGGCGAATTTGATGTTGGTGTTGGACATGTTGAAACCCCAGTCAATGCCGCATCATTAAACGAAATTATTTTTGGCCAGTAGGTCCATGCATCATCTGTGTGACTGTACTTTGCTTCGCCCCCTTGCTGACCGGCTTGTTCTGTAATATCCCAGAATTTGGATGTAATTAAAATTGTAAAATCAATTCCAACCGGTGGCACAAATGTTCCGCTTTGGGTCCATGTGATACCGTCATTGGATATATATGTATTTAATGTTGTAAAATCAATATATGTCTGACCAGTCGTTGTTGGTGCCGGCACGCTTGAACCTGCCAACGTTTTACCAAACCAATATGAACCCTTGGTAACACCGGACGTTGCCGCACGTTCCGTCAAATAAACAATTGCATCGGCCAATTGGTGTGCCGCTTGGTCACTGGGGGTCATATCGGCCGCCACAATAACCGCCAATAATTCATTCAATACTGTATTAAAAAAGTCCGCCGGTGGATTTGAACCCGGAACCGTTGGTTCGGCATTTATGTATTGTTCGTTTGGATTTGTTGCCCCAAATGGTGGAATCCATTTCATTTTTTACCCCTTTGTTTTTATTCTGCTACCCTTATGCCCAACACAACGTGCGCCGGCAAAAATGATTGAATATAATTCGTGTAATCTGCCAATGATAATGTGCCTGTTACCGAATGCACAATTATCCCCAAAACCGACCGCGTAACCCCAATTTCACGATCAATAACCCCACATTGCGATTTCAAATCGCCACATGTAAATGGCAAATGCTGTACGATTTCGATTTCGTATCCGACATTTGCAGATAATTGAATCAATGCGGTCTCGGTCGGAAATTGTTTTTTTTGGGTTTTTTGTAATAAATTTGTTCGGCGTTCTTCGATGGACAATGTCGGATCCGGTTCGATACCATAATCGGTTTCCCATTCGGAAATTAATGCATCGGTAAATGGCGCGCGTGTTTCCAGCGCAATTTTTGACAAATCGTTTTCCAATACCGCCATGCATGCGCCAATTGCCCAAATAAATTGATACATTGCCGATCCGGCATTGCGATTCCACGCCGGACCCATTGGCAACATTGCCAACGCCGCATCACGATATTGTGTATCCGAATGTGCCATTATTCAGTCACCCCGTATGTAATCGTTCCCAAAACCGCAATTCCGTACGGCGATATTGTTGTATCAACCAATGGTGCCGCCAAAACATGCGATATTTCGCCCGGTGTTGAACCGATTGCGGTTTCAATTTGGGCGCGATATACTGTTTCGCCAAAATCATATTCTTGGAATAACGCGATCAAATTATTATTTATCGCGCTTCGTAATGCCGCTGTATCTGGGGTTAAATCATTAATAACAATGTTTATCATTGTTGTTTCGGGCGCAAATACAATTAATTCATTCAAATCCGCCGGCATTATCGATTCAAGATATTCTTGCATATCAGCAACATCGCCGGCACGTGGTATGCCGTCCGTGTATGTATCGTCCATCATAAATGTAACCCCAACCGTTCCGGGCCCGGCAAAGGTACGAAATGCGCGTGCGCGCGTAACACCAGGGCGCGACAATGCCGCGTTTTCATAAAATGTTGTATCACCCGCGCCGACTTCGTTTCGTAATGCCAATAATAATCTGGCACGGTATTCTTCGACCCCCTCGATATTCGCGCCGCCGGTTATACCGGACTCGTCCGCAATAGCCGTACTGGTAATACCAATAATTGGATTGACCAGATTAAATTCTGTGTTTGGATCTTGGTTGCCGTTTGAACCGGCGGTTGATGCCTGAATTGGCACAGACACACTGCCATCAATACCAACAACAGCATCAATCGTTGTTTTGTATTGCTGTTCGGATGCAGTGGTAAAAACCGTCCCCAATGGTAAATTGGTTGCCGGCACACCAGACACAATAATGTTTCCGGTGGCAAACGATGCCTTTTTGCGATAAACCGAAATATCCGAACCGCGCGCAATTAATCCGTTAATATCAGCGGTGGTTATAAAAAAATTCTTCGCCAATTGATCCAAATAAACATATAAATCTAAATGTAATGCGGCGATTATTTTCGCCCAAACATTAAATACAGATTGTTTAATAAATGCGTTTGCGTGTTCCACATGGGTGTTGATTTGTGTGCAAATGCGGTTAACAAGTTCGGTCAATGTTGGACGTGTGAATGCCATCGTTTATTTCCCCCAATTCAAAATATCGGCATAAACCAGGCGTTGCATTTCGCCATTTGCCATTGTTAATGTCACGGTTAAATCAATTTGTGAAACGCCATGTCGTGCGGCAGATACCGTATATTCGGCAATATTGGATTCATCTGTTAACCAATCCAATGATTCATGCGCGTATGTTTCCACCAATGCGGGCGTTTCATCGGTAATTTTTCCATCCAATTCCCAAATGCGCGAACCAAATGTTCCGGGTGTTTCCGTATCACGCGATGCAACATTATCGCCCCAATATCCGCCGGGCGTTACGCCGTCCGGTATATTATCGGTGTCATTTGGTGCCGCCCATGTGAAAAGCGAAATAATAATCCGATTTGCCAATGACGACCCCAATTTCAAGTCGCCACCGACAATCTGGACATCCAAATCGTCCGGTGAATTCACATAATTAAGTTCGACATCGTGTTCCATATATCTATCATTGCGCGTGGTGCGCGGTCTTTTTTACGCAATAAAACAATTTACGCGGTTGGTGGCGTTGTTGTTGCGGTAATTGCCGTTGGTCCGGACGTTGATGCGCCGGTAATTGATAATGTTTGGGCGATTTCGTGGGTATGGGTATCCAATGTCTTGCCGGAACTGGATGTTACATCACCGCCAGATGTTATCGCGCCGCCGGTTGTGACCGTTGATGGTGTTGTCATAACGCCCGCTTGGGTAATCAATACGCCATTGATATTTACGCCCGCCGATGACATTGTGATATTGTTGCCGTTTATATCGGTCAAATTAATGCCCGATCCGTTCATTTTTACATTATTGCCGTTTGTGTCGGTGGTGCTTATCCCATCCGAATTCATTACAACGGTGTTGTTTTGCGTATCGGTTACAGTAATCCCGTCTTCGTTTAATATGATCGTTTGGTTGTGCGCATCATAAATTGCCGTGTCGCCGGATTCCAGATTTTTAATGCGATATTTTCGGTCGCCAATGGCAACAATTATATGTTTGCCGCACCGTTCAATAATTATTGCATCCAATCCCAACGGCGGATTCGATGTAAAACCAAATTGTTCAAATTTTTCAACATTGTCATAAACACTGTGGCCGATTGATTCAACCTGCATCCGTTGCAGATCGCCATCGTCATCAACCCGGCGGATAATCGCGCCCAAACACACGCGGCGAATGCGTGTAATAATTGGTGCCATCAAACGTTGTAATGCGCGAAATGTATCCATTGTTACACCTCTCGTCCGTTGTAATACCACGGGTCGCGGTTATGTTTTTTGGGTTCGTAATTTTTAATTAATGCATTTGGATAAACTAATTTTAATTGTGTGGTCCGCCCGCCATCGTTTGAAATTGTTAAATCGGCGGATTTTACAATCAATTTGTTGTCCACGTGGGCAAATTCATCAATTAAATTTACAAATGTTCCGCCTGCCCAAATTGCCCCGGTATCATCGCGCCAGCCGTTTATTTTATAATCAAAATCTGCCGCCGCCGCCGTTGCGGACATATATTCCAGACGCGCGGAAAATGTATCTGCTTCGGAATCTTGGTTAGTTTGGGCAATTACAATCTTTGGCCGGTGGCGTTTTACGCCCGGATCGCGAACTGTGCCGCCCGCCATGTATGCATATTCGGCGGTATCGTCATCATCCCACGCGAAATCTTGGGATTCAACAGTATATTCGGAAAATCTGTCGCGTGATGAAAATTTGGCGGTTGCCGACAAAACATTTGATTCCATTGCGGATGGGCGGTTATAAATCGTTGCCGCCGCCGGTTTTTCCGCCAGATTTGTAATAATCAAATTGCCGTTTTCGTCATCGGTATAAAATACACCACCGCGCTTGCATATTTCGGTTATAATTCCGGCGCACGTATCACCAACATTGGCATTATATTCGCCGATTGTCCAATCTGGGCAACGCCACAAAACATTGATTCCAAACGGGCGGCAAATGGCACGGATCGTATTGCGTGCGGATTCGCCGTTAAATTGCGCATCGCCATCATACGAACAATCGACCAAATCGCATGTTTTTGACCGCGCACGAATGGTTATGCTGTGCGTGGTGGCGGTATAATTTACCGATACTTCGTCAATATATCCGGTCAAAACGGTTTTATCGTCACAAATGACCGATATTGCAGAATCCATCAATAATTCGCCCGCCGCCGACATTGCCGCCGAATTATCCGATACATTTAATGTTACTTCGCGGGCAAATTCGCCAACCGCCACATGCACAACGGCAGATTTCCAAAATGAATACCGCCGACCATTTAATTTTATGGCGATATTTGTTGTGTCAAAATTGGCGTTTTTTTCCGCTATCATTTATCCAATACCTGTAATTGTGTTCCCGCCGGTAAAAATGTTGGGTTTTGGACCAGATTTTCGGTCGCAATATCCACCCCGCGCGATTGATCGTTGTATAAACTGTGTGCCAAAACGCGCGCCGGCGTTGATACATTTAATTCAATTTCGCGTTCTTCGGGCAGGCGTGCAATAATTTCATTACAGACCGCAACCGCCGCCGTTGTCGCATCGGACACCGCTGTTGTAAATTCAACCGACATATCAATATCTGTATTCAAAATTTCGTCCGCTGAATTCAATATATCGTTGCGAATTTCAATAATATCGCGCCGGCGATCCGCATCCAAATTCGCCAATGTTGTAATAGACCCCGAAATCGAAGTCGCCAAATTAAAATTATTTGTCCGGACAACCGACCGATATGTTGCAACGCCCGCCGCCGTTATCTGTGAAATGTCCGCCGCGCGAATATCAGTATCGGATGCATGCAACATTTCGCGAACATTTTTCTTGTTTGCGGGCAATAATTGGGTTGTAACCGCAACGGCACCTTGGACACGCGCCGCCCATTTGTCCGGCGTATTCAATAATGTTTGTACATTGTTTTTCAAATCGTCCAATTCCAGCGCAACCGATACCGCCGAATCCATCGCATCGGTCAAAACATCCGCCGCATCTTGGATTGAATCAACAATCGCCGCCAAATTATCCACCAATGATGTCGCAACATCTGTGACCGTTGTAACGGTTGCCGCCGCATAATCCGCCGCCAATTTAATAAATTCCGCCGCCGATGCGATATTTAATGTTTCCGCCGCAGATGCTAAACGATCCGTTAATGCAGATGTAATGGTTGGTGCCGGTTGATCCCCGGATTCAATAAATGTTATTGTAAATTCGGCTTCGAATGCCTTGATTGTTTCGTGAATCTGGTATGATTCAACGCAAACGCTGTATCGGTGGCCGTTGGGGTGTATTAATTCGCCCGGGCCGCGTATATCCAACGCATCTTGTAATTTATCGCTTTGTTTGCGCCAATCGGTACCATTTACAAATGCTGTCAATTGAATTTTATATGCTTTGCGCCCCAAATCTTCGGTCATTGGGGTATCGGCACCGGGGTATTCGTGAGTGTCAAGACGGCGACCAGATTCATAACCATTGTCGCGAACATGAAATTTTACCCCCCGGAATGATGCTGTGCGATTATATCTTTTGAAATCTGTCATTGTATCGTACCCCCATTTGTTCCGCGATATATTTCAAGATCCAAATCTGTATCGTTGGTTACTGTTTCAATTCGTGTCATTGGCGGCAAATTATCAAACCGAACATTAATATCGGCACTTTGCGACATACCGCCCATGGTTGCCACCGCCGGTATTGGCGACATATTTGGGCTGTATCTGGGCTGTGTGATATTTTCTTCTATCCAATTGTCCGCAGATGTTTTTTGTTCCACGGTTACCGTTTTATTGCCGCCGAACCATCCGCTGAATTTATCCCAAACCCATTTGAAACCGTCAATAATCTTTGAAATAACTTTCCAAAATCCTTTGAATACATCCACAATCGCTTCGCCGGCTTTCTTAAGATAATCAAATAATTTTTTCAATGCTGGGTATTTATCGCACATTTTTTGGAACCATGCGGTAATATCTTTCCAGTAATATATCAATAATGCCACGGCGGCAATAACCGCCAATATCGCCGCAACAATCCATGTTATTGGGTTGGCCCATAATGCCGCATTTAACGACCAAACCGCTTTGATTAATGTCCAAAGCGCGGACCCCAGTTTAATTATATTCAAAATCAATCCGGCAGATTTTCCGATAAACAATGCATAAACCAACCATGAATATTCGGAAAATAATTGAATCAGCGGACTCATAATCGCCCAAATGCTTTTCAAAACATTGGCAAATTTTTCGCCCCATTCAATAACCCGACTTGCGATCAATTCTTTGTTATCAATTATCCATTGTGAAAATTCATTAACCATTGGAATCAATGCGGGCAATACTTGATTCAAAATCGTGTATCCGACCCCCTCCAATGCCTTGCGAACACGCACAACGGCACGCCCCCATTCGTCCGCCGCTTTGCCGCCATCTTCGGATACCAATCCAAAACTTTCGGCTTCTTTTTCAAATCGTGCCATTGAATCCGCGCCGGCGTTTGCCAACGAAATTAATTCTTGGCCCGATTTACCGAATGCAGCGGTCGCCAAATATGCTTTTTTCTGGGCGGTGCCGGCTTTGTTTATCGCTTCCATCATTAAACGGAATGCGGATTCATTATCCTTTGCGCCGCGCAATTGTTTTAATAATGCCGGGTTTGTCCGTTTCAATTTGGTGTAAAGCGAACCGGTGCCGGCGCGCAATTCGCCCATTGATTTGGACAACATTTTAACTGATTTATCAAAACCCTCGGTTGAAACATCGTTTTGTTCGGCGGCATAACGCAATTTTTGGTATGCTTCAACATTCATGCCGACCACGTTTGCCATGGTCTGTAAATCGTCCGCTTGGTTTGCCATTTTATTTATGGCCGCAACGCCGGCGGTCGCAACCCCACCAAATAATGTAACAATACCACGCGCGGATCGTGCGACATTTCCCGCCGCCGATTGCACGGATTTAATTGCACCCTCGAACTTTTTGAATTTGTAAGAAAGCGATTCCAGCGTTTTTGATGCCAGGTCTTTTGCCGAAATCTCAACTTCTTTTTTGACCTTTGTTGCCACGGCTTATTTCCTTTGCTTGCTTTTCTGCCAAATCGCCAATCTGGTCGTATAACCAGTTTAATTCAGATAACGGCATATTTAACAATTCCGTGGGCGACAGATGGACGTAATAAACCAATTCTGCTATGCGATGACCGGCGTTTCGGGCATCGCTGGATTGAAAAAAGTAACCACCGTTGTCGCCGCATTAATAAAATCATCAATTGCCATTTTATCAATGTCACCATCGGTCAAATTTGACAACGCCACCAAATATTTCGCACAAACATCCATATCCATGGCCGCTGTGCCGTCTTTGCCAATTGAAATCGGCATCCCGAATTTACGCACATCGCGTGTCGTTGGTTCGCGCAATTCAATTGAATCAATTTCATTGCCCAGAACGGTTATTTTTTTGGTTAATTTAATCGTTGCCATAATTTGACCCTTTGGTTAATTGTTTATTTATTTTGTTCTGCGTGCCGCAGTGGCGGAATGGAATTCAACAGATGCACGTCCGTCTTGGTCGATTTCCAATGGATCGCCAATGTATGCACAATTAAAGAATGTGTATTGGCGTTCCCCGTCCAACAAATCCAAAACAATCGTTGCATCTTTGATTTCTTCGATGCCCGCCAATGGCGAATCCGGCGTATCAATCAATTGACATGTGATTTTTGCCGGTGCCGGTGTTTCGGTGAATCCGGCAACGCCGGATTTTCCGATACTGTCTTCGCGGGTGGAATTGCCCAGTGTGTAACTGTACGAATCCCCGATGAACTTCTTTTGACCGTCAATATAAATGGTTGCTTTTCCTGCTATCTGTTGCATGATTTACCCCCTGTTGGTTAAAAGTTTAATCTGAATTCAACCAATGCCGCGAATATCAGCAATTGATTTACCAAATCTGGCGCGATATATGCATTTACGCGATTCACGTCTGTTGCATCGCGTTCAACAATCAACGCATCGGCAAACGCGCTTTCGTTTTCGCAAACAACCGGTGAATTCACGCACATATCATGATAACGTGCCAAGATTTCCGCTTTCAAAATGCCCGGGGTTACAACCGCGTTGTCAAATCCGGCATAACCATCGTCCGCCAATTTGAAATCTGGGTACTTTGAAGTAATTGCACTGCGCAAATTGCGAACAATGAATTGTAATGTGTACATTGTGTTTGTTTCGCGATATGAAACATCGGCTTCGCCCGCTTTGTTTTTCTGGTATGTTGTAACCACGCGTTCAATTTGGAATGCGCTTTCTGTGAAACGGAATGTTGAAATACCGTTGCCCAACAATACATTGCGGGTTGATTTATCCCAACGGTTTGCTTCTGTTGGCATATAAACGCCGGACAATTCTGCAAATGTTACTGGGCGTGCCGGATCATTGATGTATGACAATGATATGCGGCCCAATGCGGCGGCCAAGATTTCGTCAACCAATTGACGTGGGCCTTGGATACCGAATATCGTGTTATGTTGGTCATTGCGCCCAACACCAAGTGTTTGGATTGCGCTTGCCGTGCCATATTTAATTGTCCATGCGTGGCCGTAAATCTGTTGATCATCGGACCAACGGCCAGTCGTGTCGTTCAAAAAGTCACGGATTGCGTTCATGTTTGTTGTATCGCAGAATGGATTTACAATGAAATCGTATTCGCGATCGCCTAAAACGGCCAATTTTTCTGTTAAATCTGGATCGCCCGCGCCGGATGCAAACGGTGTGATTGTTACGGTTATGCCGGCTGGTGTTTCTTCGCCTGCATCTGCACCATTCATATTGATTTCAACTGGGATACCGTTGCCCCATACACCTTTGGCCGTTGCGGTCAATGTGATTTCGGCACCGGTTGCCGATGCTGTACATGGCAATTTGGTATTTGCGTTGATAAGTGCCACGGCCGCTTCTGCCACTTCGGCGGCAGTATCGTCTTTGGCAACTGGAACTTGGACCCGGGTGGCATTGATATAAATCTGCAATATTCCGTCAGCGGTTGCAGGGCCAGCCAGGGTCAACTTACCGGTCGCTGCAACGCCGGCGGAATTTTCGTTGATTGGCAAAATCCACAATTCTGTTGATGTGTTGTTTGCGCGGAATTTCAAATAATCGCGGTGGCACATTGAACCACGTCCGCAATTTGTTATAACCGTTGCTTCGTCTGTTGCCAAAAATGGCGATTCTGATGCGGCGATACCCGCCAATCCAATTAACAGCACGCGGCCATCATTGGAAAATATGTTCGCCGCGCGATTGGAAACTTCGGCATGGAACAATGGGATTTTTGTGTTACTTGGCACATTTTGAAAGTTCATTTTTGCCCCCTTATTGTTTGTTTAATTCGTTGATTACGGCGGACTTTAATTCGTCCAATTTTGCTTTTTCATCCAAAGAATCTGCGAAATCATCGCCGAATTTTTCGCGGGCAAATGAAATTACGTCTTTTTTGGATTTGAAATTATTGACCATTTCGTCTTCTGTGGGCTGGGGGGCGGGTGCCGGTGCGGCGGCTTTTTCATCCGTGACACACAGAACTTCGCCATAGCGCAAACGATTGATCCAATAAATATTCAAAAATACAAACCGCCCGGATTCTGGTAAAAAGTCGCGGTGTGCCGGGTCAAAAACACGAACCGGTTTGCCGTCTATCTTTTGGGCTGGGTTTGGTTTCAAAAATACTTTTGTCGGCATTTTATTACCCTTTGGTTAATTGTTTTCTTGCGACACCGGGGCGGATTCTTGACTATTCGTATTTTCCGAATTGTCGCCGCCGTCTGTATCATCATCCGTTGGCCATGGTCCGGGCAGATTTGTTGTCTGCGCCAATTCTTGTGTGCCGATTGCGAATGTATTGGCCAGTTTCATGAATTTATCAAGTTCCGGCCGCCATTTTTGGTCTGGCACTTCGCGAATTTCGATTTGATATTCAATAATCGCACCACCTTCGCGAACCTTGGACTCGTATCCGGTACCATCGTCAATTTGTGTTTGCCGTGACCGGATTGTGCCAAATTTGCGGAACCGTGCATCTGCACCGTATTCCAATGTCCATTGCACCGCTTCGCACATCTGGTTAATGGTTTCGCCCCAACCATCGTGATTGGACGCGTAAAAAATAATAACCTGTAATGTAATGGTATCTTGCATTATCGGGGTATTTGATGCTTCGGCCATGTTTTGTGAATCTTGGCGCAAACATTTAACGTTTATCGCCTGGATTTTTGTTGACGTTTTATCAAATGCCGGCGAATCCGAATTCAACCCCAGCGCATCAAAATTTTCATCGCACATTTTATAGACACCAATATCCGTGTCCATCGTGCTGGACAATATTTCAAATGTTAAATCAATCAGTCGTTGTCTTTCCAACATTTGTCATGTCCTTTACGCCACAGGTCAATTCAATACCATCATCGGTCGGGCGGCGATATATTCTGAATGTTCCGTGATCCGGTATTCCCAAAATATCGCCATGTGTTGGTTCGCGGACCCCCATATCTGCAAAATCCGTTTTGCGAAATCCGACTTGGACTTCCATGGATTCCATCGGTATCCCGGATCCCGACATTGTGTTAACGATTCCGTGTTCGTTAAAAATGCCGCGAACCACAACAGTTTGGTTTGTATCCGCAAATGTCACCGTGATTGGAACGCCATGCGTTTCCGTAAGCGTTCCCATCGCGGTATTTAATGCAGTATCAACCAATGAACGCATTATCTGGCCCCTATTAACTGTTGCTCATAGTGACTTTGATTAATGCATCCGGTTTGTTGCAGATTGGTAATGGATCCGTTTCTGCGCGGATAACAACCCTGTCTTCACCATCTTGTTTTTCATAAGATTGGGTCAGATATTTTTCTTTGCCTTCGCTGTTCGCAAATTCTAACAAATCGGCTGGGGCAACATACATTTTGAATGTGTTGCGTGTTCCCAATGGCAATGCGATTGCTTGATTTGCTGGAACAAATGGAACTGCGTTACCGTTGATTGTTACGGATCCGCTGTATTTCACGAATACCAAGTTTTGGAATTCAAAACCATCACGCAAATCGTTGATTAATGGGTTTGGACCAACCTGGCGATTCTTGTAAATGTCGAAGATTGTTTGATTCTTCAACATTGCCGCCCAGAATTCTGGACTGCAAAGAACCAATGTTGCTTCTTTGGTTTCATCGCCCAATGCTGTATCAACAGCCGTATCCAATGCATCGGCTGTGCCGATAACATCGCCGTGTGGACCAAAATTGAAATCGATTGTTGTTTGTGTTTTGCCAAACGCTTCGAACAAATCAACAATAACGTTGCCTTCGGCATCCATCACTTTTCCTTGTAATGCTTTCGCCATCAAGAATTCGTGTGTTGTTTCCATGCTGTCGTTCAATGGGCGTGCTTTGCGTGCGATTGCGCCTTGCAAAGTTTCCAAAGAACGTGCGGATGTATCCACAACGTTTTGTAAATCTGTGGCGGTCAGATATGCCTTGCGTTTGAAGTTTGGCACACCCAATGTGATTGCCTTTGGTGAACGTGGTTCTTGTGTGGTGGATGGGCCGCCGCGTGATGTTTGTGGCATCACAGTCACGTTGCCTTCATAAACATCAATAACAACCGATGTTGTGCTGATTGGTTCCGTGGCAAACAAACCCATGCTTTTAATTTTGCGCCATACTTTTGGGTTGCGGTTGACCGCTTCGGTCAATGTTGCGGCCGAAAACTGATCCCCTTTCAATAATTCAATAACGTTTTCTATCGACATGGTATTTCCCTTTGGTTGTTATTTTGTTGATGCGATAATACCGATGGCTTCCAAAGTCGCCAATGCGGTAGCAATTTGTTCGTCAGTATAATCATCCGGCCATACCAATTGATCGCGTAAAACGCGGGCATGACGGAAAACGCAAACTGCACCTTTCTTCAAATCTTCGTCTGCTGGGACAACGACTTGATCCAACAAAATGGCCGCTGGAACATCTGAACCATCAGATTCTGCATCCTGTGCCAAAATTGTCAGCGGTGTATATTTGCCTGACGCTGTTACTTTACCCAACACGGTCCCCGCAGGGATTATCTGTTGGACATCTGTACCCAAAATTACCGGGTCAAATGTGTCCATTTCGACACGGCTGTATTCTGGTCTGTCAATTACTTGTATTTTCGACATGTTCGTTTCCTTTGTTGTTACAGCCGCGCTGCCATTTTTTCCACGTTTTCGGCGTGGCTTTCTTCGCGACTTGGTTCTACTTTGGCCCTGGTATTGGTAACATCTTGTGTTTCACGCAATGCAACCAAATCCTTACTGAATTCATCCGGTGTTCTGCCGCTTGCGATTGCTTCGGCCAAAACGGATGCATCCACGTTGGCAGTCGTTGCCAAATTTGATAATGCGGCTACGCGGGCGCGTTCATCTGCGACTGCGTTTGCCACTGCTTCTTCGGTGTTTTCCACTGCTGGTGTTTCAACAATGGATTCCGCAGGTGTTTCGACTGGCTCTGTTACCGGTGCCGCTTCTTCTGCCACAACCGGTGCGGCATCTTCTGCGACCACTGGTGCCATGTCTTCTGCTTTGATACCATCATCTTTCATGGTGTTGCCCCCTTGGTCTTTGGTTAAAAAACTCATAAAATCGTCAAATGTCGCAAATGTGCCATCGACCATGCGGCGATCTAACGCTTCGCGGCCAGAAAATACAGCACCTTTGCCGAAATTTGATTTCACATAATCTGTCGTAACGGCGCGATTTGCCGCCAACATTTCAATAAATTGTGCGTTGATTGCATTTACGCGATCCAAATGCGATTGCAAACCTTCGGGTGTTGTCGGGTCCGCATTCTTCAATGGCGAATCTGTGGCAACAATTTGAATATATTTCACACCGCCTTCGTCCGGTTTTTCTTGGTGTGACGCAATAATCATCGTGCCAACACTGCCGACTTCGGCCGCTGGATTCGCATAAATCTTGTCGCATGCACTCGCCAAACCATAGGCGGCACTGCATGCCATTGAACCAACCCAACCATAAATTGGCTTTTTCGCACTCATGCGGCGGATATATGCCGCCAATTCAAACATTTCGGATGACGACCCGCCGGGGCTGTCAAAATCCAAAACGATATTTGAAATCGCTTCGTCTTCCAATGCAGAACGTAAATCTTGCATAATCCATTCATAAGAATTGTATCCTGCAAACCATTCCAACACAGACAAATGGTTTAATAATGGACCAGTTATGCCAATGATTGCCGTACTGCCAATCCGGCGAATAAATGTTTCGCGGTTGATTTTTGTTGGCTCTTCGGACAAAACCGATATTGTTTTGTTGTCGCGACCCTGCATCGCATCAATCGCGCCCGGTAACATCAATAAAACTTTGCTTTTGTTTCTCATCTTGAATCCATTATGTTTTTTGACCCTGCCTGTTTTTTACGCAATAAAATTACGCATCGTTTGCCGGCGTATTGCCGAATTGTTTTTCAATCTCGCGTTCCGCCGCCAATTGCGCCTGTAATTCCGCAAAATCACGCCCGCGTGCCGCGGCGGCGATTGTGCGCGTTGAAATACCGGCATTAATTTCGGCGGCAACCGCATTGATTTCCTGTAATGGGTTGATATATTTCCACCCTGGGGCTTGCCAATTGATCGCCATATATTCGGCGCGGCGTTGTTGATAATCTGTTACCTTGATAACCCCGGCAACGACCGCCTGGTCAAACCAATGTTCCCAAACAAACTTTTTGACTTTTTTGATAAATTCTTCCTGGTCAACGCCAAATTTTATCTCTTCCAAATTCTTGGCTACACGGATGCCCGAATATGAATTGCCCCGCAGGTCGCCCGAATATGTTTCGTATGATAATCCCATGGCCTTGGCGGCGGTGCGGTTTTTGCCCGCCACATACGCATCATAATTCGGGTCGGATTCTGCGACCTTGGTCACTTCCAAGGATTCCCCAGGATACAAATGAACAACCGAACCTTTGTTGATTACTGCTGGATCTGTCCCCATGATTTGCGGCTCTGCCGTGACACCATTGCCGGGCGAAAATGTATCGATATTGTTGCCCAATTCGGACATGATTTGTGAATCTGTTGATTTAATTGTGGCGTATGTCGCGGACGAATTCTTTTTGCGTTCCAATTCGTTTTCTTCGTAAATCATCAAATCGCGCATTTGCATTTGACCGGCGTATGCGCGTGGGCTTCCGCGAACCTGTCCGGCACGTGACCGTTTGTAATAATGACAAACATCTTCGGCCGGCACGCGTATGCGTTCAATATTGATGCCCATAATGGCGGTGTCGGACGGATTGTTTTTATAAAAATGGTATGCGACCACTTTGTTTTTGGCGTTAAATTCAACACCGGCAATAATGCGATTACCGTCCGTCAAAACTTCGTTATATGTATGATCCAAACATTCGGATTCTATGATTTGAAATTGAATTGGCACAACCAATCCCGCTGATGCCGGCATATAAATTGCCCGCAAAAATACTTCGCCGGCTTCATCCCTTTCGCGAACCAATAACCGGTCCATACTGTCCAGGTCAAAACCATCATAGTCGGCATCTGCCGCCCATTCGTTCCACAGGTTTTTAATCTGTTCGCGCAATTTTTCGTCCCTGCACATTGGGATTCCGCGAATGCCTTTGCCAATAATATTCGCAACGCGGGTATCGTAACCATCGTCCAATTCCGGGATTTTTCGTGTAATGTCGCGTGAATATGCGCGAATGCGCGAAAATCCGCCCAATATATTCGCGTTTGGACCACCATTTACTGGCCAATACAAACGTTGCGATCCGCCGTTGCTACCGCCGGTATTAAACATCGGCTCTAACGAAAACGCGCGGCCGATTGCGGTATATGCTTTGCCCAATACAGACATCAAAGATTTTTTGTTGTTCGCCATGAATTTTACACCATTCGTTCAACCATTACGGTACGTATGCGCCGACCGGACATCTTGTCCAGTTTTGCTTCCGTCTGCTCAATTTCGCTTGATAATTCCGCCAAACTATGAAATTCAACGGTCTTGCCGTTATGCGTAACGCGTTTTGCACCGGTGCGTTTTATCGCATACAGTGCTTTCAAATATTCTTGAAGTTCTTGCTTAGTCATACCCCTATGATATGGGTTTTGAAAATCGCTTTTTTACGCAATAAAACAATTAATTTAATTTGGCGGCTTTGCCGAAAATATTACCGGTTGCAAATGGCGTTTTGGCGTTTTGTTGGGGTTGGCGCGGGGTGTCTTCGGGGTATTTTTCGCCCGCGAACACCGTTTGCATTTTGCGGTGGATTGCGGTTGGGTTTAATCCTTCCATTAACAAATGTGAAAACAACGCGATATTATATGTCCAAAGGTCAAATAATTCGTTTCGTTTTGCGCCTGGCTTTTTGCCCCATTCGCGCTTTTTCTTGCCGCGCACCCAACGCGTTTTAACTTCTTCGGCAACCATTTCATCGCAATCAATTTCGCTATAATTCATATTGATATGAATTGACCCCGCCTGGTCCAATGGTAACCGCAGGCGGCCATAATATTCGGTACGCGCCGCATCAACGCCAATATTAATAAATCGAACCGCGCGGCCCCGGGCGCGTGTTGATGCCTGTTTTTCCCACATGGGCATATCTTGCCGCCCGGCAATACCTTTGATGCCCCAAATGCGCCGCCCCATGTGCGCCGCCACAAACATTTCAACGCGTGTCGGCAAATAACCAGTATCAATAACCATGGCATAAATCGGCATCGTATTGCATAATTCGTGTGGTATTGGGGTATTCAAATATCGGTCCAATTCGTCCCATACATTCGTGCCGGTGGGGTCGCCTGGGATAACCGTGCGCCCCATACCATACGCGCGGCGGTGTTGATCCCAACCCACAATTTGCATTTCCAATCGGTCAATCTGAACGTCAACCGCCGCCGTTACGCAAATAATTCCGGCGGGCAAAATATCGCCATAGTTTTCGCGGCGCGACATCAAATCTATATCGTCCGCGCGTTCCCCTTTCTCTTCCCATGGCTCCGCCAGAATTGTATTTGTAAAAACGATTAAATCGTTGATATTTCCGGTTGCTTTAAACTCTTCATTGGCGGCCAAAAATTCGCGCACATGGCTTGATAATGATAAAAATGTTGAATATAACGAATTAATCCAAAATGATGCGTGGCCGGAAAATGGGGCGTGCGCCTGCCATTTGCCGCGACTGATTGCAATTTTGCGTTCCGATTCCGTCCAATGATGCCCGCATTCTTCGTTTTCGCATTGAATATATGCGGATTCTGGGATATGGTTGCCGCGTTCATCTTGAACCCACCGGACATTTTCCCATCGTAATAATTGCAATTTGCCGCACTTGGGGCATGGCACATAATATCGCCGCTGATCGCCATCCAAATATGATTTGTGAATTTGTGATGCGCCCATGATACTGGGGCTGGAAACCTTGATTATTTTTCGGTTTGGAAAGTTTGACGTGCGCCTTTCCGCCAATTTTTCGGGGCTACCTTCGCGCCCAGCGGACATTGGATATTTATCGATTTCATCTTCTATCAAATAACGAATTGGTAATGATGCCAAATCTGTCGGCGATTGTGCGCCAATAAATGTAATTGAACCGCCCAAAAAATCTTTGTTGGTTTTGGTGTTGGCACTGTCGCGCGATTTTGAAATTGAAACCTTGTCGCGTATCGCTTCGCAATTGGCAACCATATCGTCAAATCGTTTTGAAAACTTTTCTGTGGCACTATCGGTTGGATACATGCACATAATCGGGGCGGGGTCAAAATCTATCGCCGCACCAATGCAATTTAATTCAATTTCGGTTTTTCCCAATTGGGTCCCTGCCATAACGGTAATTTTTTCGACATCTGGGTTGGTCCAACAATCCATTATTTCGCGGGTATATTCGCTTCGGCCGGTCACCCATGGTCCGGCTTCGGCGGCATATTTTGTCGTCAAAACACGATTACGATCCGCCCATTCGGACACAGTTGTTTTCGGCGGCATCTTCATGCCGGCCAACAGGCCGGCAAAAAACGCCGCGCGACCCGCCGTGTCAAAATCGGCCTTGTTGAAATTATCGTTATTTTCTACCAATTCGCCCCCCCCCCCGCAAGAACTGGGTCAATTCCGATATATCAAAAATCGTGCTTTCGTTTGATTTCATTTTGTTTTTTCTGGTATTTCCCCAACCACTTCTGTCATTTTGAAATTTTGGTGTTTTGCACATTTTCGCAAATCATTTAATCCGGTTTGTGTCCATGCTGTTCTTTGCCACCGGGCGGTGGTGCATATAATCGGTTTTTCAAATATCATTTTCACACCCCTTTTGTTTCATAACCTGTAAAAATATTATAATTGGGTATATCTACCGGCTCACACCCCAGTAATAATCCCAATCCCAACCCAATCAAAATTCGTTTCCAATTCACGCGCATTTGTTTTAAACCTTTCTTTTGCCGCAATAAATACATTGCCGGCACAAATGCCGCCATGACTATTTATAAATATGTAATCCAACCCGGCATTTTAATTGCCGCCGTTTTTCTGCTTCCATCATTTCGCGCACCCACCACATTTTATTCGCCTTTCTTTTGTTCCAATTCTTCGCGGATTTCCGCAATTACATTTTCCACTTCGCGCATCAGATATTCGCGGTTGACTTTTTCTGATGTTTCATGGGTCACAACCGGGGCGGCACGAATGGCAAATGTTGCCATACGGGTCTTGATAATCTTGCCGATTTCAAACCCCACTTTTTGAATTTGATCTAAACTACCCAATGTTCCGCGTGTTCGTTCATATTCAATCTTTTTTAATTTCGCCTGGTATCCTTGATATGCGGCGCGTGCCAAATTAAATTGTTCGCGAATACTGCCATCCATGCCGGGGGTTTGGGCGGTTTCGTGTTGTTCCGGCTCGGTTTGTTTGGTTTTTGTTTCGGCGGCGACATTGGCATTTTTTGCCGTTGTCGTCTTTTTTTTGCCTGCCTGGCGTTTTGGCGTTTTGGCGTTTTTCTTTTTCTTGGGTTCAACCGGCTTTTCTGGTGCCGGTTTTGGTGTGGTTGGTTTGGTTTTATTAAAAACATCTTGCCGTGAAATATCGGCTGTTTGTTCCATTTTTATTTTGGATTGTTCGAAATCTATTTTATCGCCCACAAAAACCAGCCGGCCTTTCTGTTTTAACTTGCCGACATATTGTCTTGATACGCCCAGGTATTGGGCAAATTGTGTGCTATTTCCGATCATTGTTCGCCCAACGACTCCCAAATTATTTTTTCCGGTAAAATTCCGCGGCAATAATATCCCACGCCAAAACTGGGTTGGGATCCACAATTTTTAAAGTGTACTCTTCTATCAAATAACATTATTTCTACCCCCCCCCCGCGCGAATAGGCGATATGGCGCACAATCGTTTAACCACGTCATTGGTAACAATAATGCGAATGGTTTGCCTATATTTATTATCTTTTCGACCAATTTTGCTTTGTTATGAAATGGCG